GCATTCGTATGCTTAACGGCGGTACGAAGATTGTTGAACCACTCATCTACGGTCAGAACTCAACTGTTGCTTCATACAGCGGTTACGATTCCCTTGCCTTGACCCCACAAGAGGGTATTTCGGCTGCTGAGTACGACTGGAAGCAGTACGCTGCTTCTATCGCAATCAGCGGTATCGAAGAAGCCAAGAACAACGGCGAACAAGAAATTATCAACCTTTTGGAAGCAAAGATTATGCAGGCTGAAGAGTCTATGCGTGAATCTTTCAACCAGATGTTCTTTGCTGATGGAACTGGCAACAGTAGCAAGGACTGGAACGGCCTTGGCAACTTGGTTGAGTCCGGCAACACCGTTGGTGGAATCAACTCAGCAACTTCAGGCAACGAGTTCTGGCGTTCATATGAAGAGAACACCGCAACTGCTTTGACTCTTGCTCAAATGTCAACTGCATACAACAGCGTTTCGGTTGGTAATGACCACCCAGACACTTTGTTGACAACCCAGACGTTGTTTGAGAAGTACGAAGCATTGCTTCAGCCAAACCTCCGTTACACGGACACCAAGACTGCAGATGCTGGATTCCAGAACCTGTTGTTCAAGGCTGCTCCTGTAATGTACGACGTACACTGCACCGCAGGCGTGTTCTACTTCCTCAACAGCAAGTACATCACTTTGGTTGGTCACTCCAACAAGTGGTTCTCGCAGACTGAGTTCATTAAGCCAGAAGACACCGATGCTCGCTATGCGCTCATCATGTGCTACGGCAACCTGACAGTACGTAACCGTGCCAAGCAGGGCAAACTCACGGCAAAGACCGCCTAAGTTAACTAACCTAAAAGGAGAATGAAATGCCACTATTAGCAAATGACACAGACGGTGCTGTAACACGCAAGCGTCTTGAAACATGGGCAGCAAAAGAAGAGAAGGTAACTGTTGTTGCCGCTACTGATGCAGCCACCGTACAAGCAGCAGCAACGCTCGCTGGCGCCGCACAAACCGTTTACACGATGACGCCAACAGCAAGCCGTACCTTGACCACACCAACTGGTGCGGAACTTGGTGCAGCGTTCACAGACGAAGGTGTCGGTTCAAGTTACCGTTTCACCGTAGTCAACGTGGCAGCAGCAACCCACCCAATCGTGGTAACTGCTGGTGCTTCGGGTGTAACACTTGTTGGTGTAGCAGCAACCTTCTCGGTTGCAGCAGCATCATCGGCATCGTATGTTGCGGTATTCACTGCAGCAAACACGGTAAGCATTTACCGAGCATAAGTAATCTGAATTGGGGGGTGGAGGCCACACTCCACTCCCCTTTTCTTTAAGGAGAATCATGCCAGTAAAGTATCGAATTCTTGACAGCCATGCGAGTGCAACTCCAAAGGCTGGAAAAACAACTTCCACTTACCCAAAGAGTAAGTCAAGTAAATCATCCAAAAAAATGAAATCATCTAGCAAAGGAATGTACTAATGTACGGAAAATCAAAAATGTCCAGTAAATCTGCAGCAGGTGCGGGCAAGCGTGGTATTCGTGACATCGCCAAAGGCGCTGCTGCGAAGGGTCCAGGCAAAGATGGCAAGTACAAGCCAGGCGACATGTTTCGTTCTGGTCGTATTGTACAACCAAGCGTTGCACCAGGTAAGTCAAAGCCAAAGTCAAAGTCAAAGTCAACTGGTTCTTCTATGAAAGCAGTTGCCGCTGGTCGGGCAAAAGCAGCAAGTCGTGCAAAGACGAATGCAGCAGGCAGAGGCAAGAGTGCTTCGCAAGATATGAACAAGCGTCCAGTAAAGGCTCTTTACAAGAATAAGTAAAGGAATTTACCAATGGCAATGAAAAAAGCAAAACCAATGGTTGCTAAGCGTGTTGCTGACCGCAAAGCGTTTGTTGAAAAAACAGCAGGAATGGCATCAACGCCAAGGTCGAAGCAGGCTGCTCGGCAGAAGTTCTTTGTTCAAACACGAATAAAAGAACTTGAAGCAAAGGGTAAGCCTGTGGACGCAGCAAAGCGTAAAGAACTTCGTCAGAAGTTCCAGTCTGGCAACGTAAGCCGTGCAGGCTTCGGTGCCCCAAAGAAGAAGGCTGCTGGTTCAGGTACTTCAACCAGTAAGGTGACTTCAAAGGTAACACCAAAAGTTACGTCTCGTACCGATGCAAGAGGTAGCACTGGTTTTGGTAAACAGGGAATGGGTCCACAAAAGGGATACACTTACACAAAACAATCTGGTGAAATTGTTGGTTATTCATCTGGTAAGAACAATAGACCCGCTTATTCTCGTTCTCAGATTGTTAGAAATAGTGATAAGAATACAAAAAAGAAAACAAGTCCCTCTACAACCAACTACCGCCGTACTGCCTAAATTTCTTTGTAGGTAACAAATAAGGCTATTGGTATATGAAAAATGCCAAATTAGCACATTCAATGTACGGACAGCCTGTGGCTGGTATCCGACTTGCCCCGACAGCGGGTGCCAAACTGGCACCACCTTCTGCGCCCTACATCGGGCGCAATCGCTGTATAGCCAACGACGACACCTGTGAAGGTCCGAAGGCACGGGGCACTGATTTCTGTATTGGACATCTACGTTCTAAAGGCGAGGCTAAATGAGCATTACCCTTACACAACTCCGTACACAAGTTAGGAACATGGTTGACCTAGACGAAACCGACCTTCCAGACTCTATCGTTGACCAGTTCGCTCGTGAAGGCTTTCAGCGCATCTACTCACTTGAGCGCAGGTGGCCGTATCTACAGGAGACTTACACATTTAACACGGTTGCTAACCAGCGTGAATACACCGTTGCCACTATCGGCGATATTCGAGAAATAATTTCTGTTGTTGATACGAGCACCTCGGGTGCTCGGTTAACTTTGATTCCGTATGACAATGCTGAAGAGATTTGGCTTGGGAACACAGATGTTCCCAGCCGACCGTACTTCTTTTCTTTCTGGGATAAGAAGTTGCAGTTGTGGGCTAAGCCTGATGCAATTTACCCAATCACTGTTCGTGCTTATCGTAACCCTTTGTACACATGGCTTACAAATGTAGACGAAACAATTGACCTTGATGAGTGGTTTCATGCACTGCTTCCTTACTTTGTGATTGCACGGGTTTATCAGCGTCAGGAAGACTCTGATTTGTCTGCTATGTACATGCGTTCATTTGAAGAAGGTGTTGGCCTTGCTCGCCGTGACTTGATGAAAGCATCAAGTGCACAGCCGGTTATTATGTCTGCTGGTCGAGAGTATCCAACTATGCGTCGCTGGTTGCAGACGCTCGGAGCGACACTTGGACAATGAGTGCTGTATCTGTTGAACGCTACGACGACTTCACTGGTGGTCTAAACCTTCGGGCTGACCAATTCCAGTTGAAGCGCAACGAGTCACCCGACATGTTGAATGTCGAGGTTGACCCACGTGGTGGTTTGTTTACTCGTGGTGCAATCCGTGAGATAAACTCAACAGCAATTACTGGAACATGGAACCCACACAAACTGTATGCGTTTCCTGGTGCAACACCGCACTTGATGTTGGCTAACCATACAAAGGTGTACAAGTCAACTGGTGGAAACTTTACCACTCTGCAATACTCATCTGGTAATGATGTGACCGCAGCACAAACTCATGGTTCGTGCATGGCTGCATGGGGTAAGACTTTGTATCTAACAACTGGTACCGCAGGTAGTGGTGGTTATTCTTGGATTACTACAGATACATACGCTACTGCTTTGACTGCTTCTGGTTCGTCTCCCCATGCGTGGCAGACTTCACCATCTTCATCGGAACATAAGATGCCAACTGCTGAACACATTATTGTTCATGCGAATAAGATGGTTGTTGCGAACACAACAGAGGCTGGTGTGGCACATCCTAATCGTGTTCGTTGGTCACTTGAATCAATCCCAGACAACTGGGACCAAGATGATTATATTGACTTCGAGGGTGGTGGAGAAGGAATTACCGCCCTTGCTGTAGTTAGCGGTCAACTTGTTGTATTCAAACAAACAGCAATGTTTGTTGTATACGGTTATGACACAACAGACTTTCAGGTTGTTCAGTTGTCTCCACAACTTGGTGCGTTAGCACACGAACATATTGCCGTAGCGCCTAATGGTGTTTATTTCTTTTCACATCCACAGGGATTGTATTTCTATAATGGAACACAAGTAATTGATATTTTTACAAACCTAAAGTCGATGTATCCAGATGGCTACATCAACTCAACAGCAGACGACCAAATAAGTGTCTCATATGTTAATGATAGAGTCTGGCTTTCAATGCCATTTTCTAAAGTAACATCTGTTGACTATCCAGCCATCTCTTTTGTGTACGACCCAACAATTAATAATGGAAGTTATGTTGCACATAAAACAGCAGATGGTTATGGTCTAATCGGTGGAACCGATTGGACTAATGCTTCTGGTGAATCTAAACCATTTATGATTCATCCAGTCCTTCCTCGTGTTGTTGAAGTTGATGTTTACGCAGAAGAAAAAGATTTAATTGCAACCGTTGAATCAAACTTTGATTCATATTACCGAACTGGTTGGGTTGATGGTCGTTCTTATTCAATGAAGAAGATGTGGCGTAGACCAGATTTTGTTGTCAAACAAACAGACACCGCAAGACAAATAAATGTCAAAGTATTTCACAACTTTGAAGAAGCAGTTGGCAACGAAAGAAAAACATTCAATATTTCACTTGAAGCATCTGCCGGTGGAATGCTTTGGGGTGAGGGATACTGGGGTTCTGGTGAATGGGGTGTTCAGGCTGCTGGAGCACAGGTTATTCGTGGCTCTAATCTTGGTTTAGCACGTGCCGTGCAATTGTTATTTACTGGTCCAATTGGTTTGTTCTGGGGTATTGACAGCATTGCTTACAAATTTAATACACGAAAGGTTACTGGATAATGGCTATTACTATTCCACACAGTTTTACTAACGGAACAATTGCAGAGGCTTCTGAAGTCAATGCAAACATAGATGCAATTGAAAACTATGTTAATGGTTTGTCCGATGGAACAAATATTGATTCATCTGCAATCACTGCAGCAAAACTTGCTATCAATGCTGTAACAACAACCAAGATTGCTGACGGCTCTGTTAGTGAAGCAAAGTTAGAAACAAACTTGCTTCAATCTGATTCGGTGATTATTGCAGGGCAGGTGTTTGGGTGAAAGAAGCACTTCACATTCCCGCAATCACTGCATTGTCTTCTGTGGATGCTACGGCTATCCGTCAGATTACTTTGTCGTTGGTTGAGGCAATTGAGGACATTAAGAAAGAGGTGGAGACTCTAAAGAGTCGTCCACAGAGTAGTGCGTACACAAATCAAAGGAATGATAGATAATGGCATACAACCCAAGTTTGTTTGAAGCACGTCGTCGTGGTTTGGTAGAAAACTATGGCGCTACTGGTGCTATGAATGCTTACAGTAATTTTTTGTCAAAGCGTCGTGGTAATCGTGACTTAATGGAACTTAATGAAAGTTTTGATAAACAAGCGCCAAGAGTTGTCGCTGGCTACGGCCAGCGTGGAATGCTTACTCCGAATGTTCGTTCTGGTGCATTCAATAAAGCAATGCAAGAGTTTGCTAGGAACAGAGTAAAGCAAACATCAGAACTTCAAAGAGGTTTGGATGAAAGTAATTACGGATTTGGTTTGCAGGAAAACCAACAGCGCACACAGTTCAATACATCACTTGCCGAACTCGAAGCAGAAAAGGCAAGGCAGATAGAAGAGGATGCACAAAACATCCTTAAATACCGAGCAGGGAGTTATGCATAATGGTAACTAATTACTATCCAAGCGATAAACCAACTAAGGCACCAACTGGTTTCTCTTCTTCAAAGAGTAATCCAGTTGTTGCTGTTGCCCCAAGACCAATTTCTTATGGTCAAAGTGTTCAACAAAATATAAGGAACGCAGATGTTAACGCAGGCAATATGCCATTTGTTAGTGGTAAAGATATGTTTGCTGAAGAAGATGCAATGGCTCAAGCCGAAGCAGACTCAATTCTTGCATCTTTAGGTTCTGGTCTTGGAAATTCATTTGGAAGTATGGGTGTTGGTAGTGGAACTGGTAAAGCAGTTTCAGCAAGTGACAAACTTGCTCGTGACAAATACGAGCGTGAGAACGCAATAGCGATTGAGAAACTTCGTCAGTTGCAGGACTATTACTCAACAGGTAAGTACAACCAACCGTGGGATGAACTGTCTACCTTGTTGCAGAATCAGAACAGGGCTTCTACCGGGGCAATAGAAGGAAACTACCAAACTGGTATACAGAATATTGGTCAGGGTTATGACACAGCACAGGGCATGCTGAACACTGGTTACTCTGCACTTGATGAATACTTAAGGCAAAATCCAAACAACCCATACGCAAATTATCAGTCAAGTTTTACTCCTAGTCAAAATGCAATGCAACAATACTTGTCTGCATACGGTGTTGACCAAAGTCCAGTCAATCAACAAGTTGCCGCAGAAAACATTTCTGGGCAACTTGGTGCTGACACATTTGCTGCATTGAATGAAACGCTTTCGAGAGTTGCACAGCAGTCCGACCTGTCCAGGCTTGCAGAATCTCAGATGGGAAGGAACTACGGCTCGACAATGCTTGGTGCTCAACGTGCTGGATACGAGGCTAACGCTGCTAACGTCCAACAGCAGGCTCTCAACGACCTGCTTGCTGCAATAAACTCTGGAGAGTTTGATATTGCTAAGGGTCGTGGAAAAGCAAAGACCGATGCTGAGCAAGAGATAATTGATGCCTCGGTCCCAGAAGTAGACAATCCAGCCAATGCTGTTATTGCTGCTGCAGCGACTAAGTCTCCTGCGGTCACAAGGTTGGTCAATCAGGCAGCCACTGCAACAAGCCCTGCTCTTATAAAGCGTATTGATGCGTTTGTTGCTAAGAACCCAGAGGCAACTCCAGCACAGGTAGCAAAGGAATTCCCTAAACTTGCAGCGGTTAAACCCAAGGCAAAAGGCAAGTAACGAAAGGAGTATAAGGTATGACCATTGAAGAAATGATTGCGATGCTGGTGGCCAATCAAAGTGGAAAAGGTTCAACTTCTGCTGCAGACTTGAACCTGCTTGGTAACGATATTTTCGGTGCTGTAACTGGAACGTACAACGAGAAGCCACAGTTGACTCCAGAGCAAGCGATGCTTCAATACGCACCATACATGTACTCGCTTTTGAACAGCGCTGACCAAATGTCTGACGAGGCAGAAATTGCTCGGGATGTTGATGCTGGTGAACCAGCACCAACCATTAAAAGATATATTCTGGCTAAAGTCGCAAATGGCGACATTCCGCCAGAAGAAGAGAAAATCTTTCTTGATATAGTTGACACCCTTGTGTCCGAAAAACAAAAGTACAACGAATACTTGATGAAGCCAAAGGAAGATTCATTTACCAAAATGAACCTTCCACACAAAGACGAACGATACGACCCGACACAGATTGCTCCAGAATTATTCCAGTCAATGATGTCCAAGATGCAGCAAAGCCAAAGCGGTGTCAACAATAGGTTGTCTGCCATCAATGCAGCCAACCCTCAGGACAATGCAGTCTCCTACAAGGCTGGAAGCCCAGAACAACTTAAACTTCTTCAGCAGCAAATTCTTAACGAGTGGAAAAAATCAAATAATCCTTGGCAAGAACTTCAACCATTTGACCCAAACAAGGATAGGGCTAATACATTTGGTCAAGTTTTCCAAAAGGCTGGTTATGGTTTTGTAAATAAACCAGCGTCAACATTATTTGGAATTGGAAATCTTGTAGAAGGTGGTACGGATTTGCTTGGTGGTGTATTGGGGGATATATTAAACCCAGACAGCGAAAAAGAATCTAAGAAGAAAATGAATGACGCAGCCATGAAGGCTGCAATACTTCGTTCACAATCTGAACCAAACACTCCAACTGTTGATAAAAAACAAACTGCGTTCAACAAGGCACAGATTGATTATCTTCGTGAACTTGCTGGTGCTGCCGCACCGCAACGTGTTGCCAATATCAATGTTGACAAACTAAAGAACCCAATTACTGGCAAGGATGTGGATATGACCAATGCTGTTCGAGGAACCTCAACAAAGATTCCGACGGTAAACCTTCGTGACCCAGTTGCTGCTCAACAAAGAATAATGGAACTTACAGCACAGAAGATTGCTTCTGGCATGGAGAGCGCTGGATACACTCCAGCGAATGTTGGACTACTTCAGAAGTT